AGATTTAAAGAAAGATTGCTTACAGGTTCTAAAAGATCTTGCATACCGTAAAGGAGATTTTACTTTATCTTCTGGTAGAAAGACTGAACATTACATAAATTGTAAACCAGTTATAATGCATGGATTGTATATGCATTTTGTATCTGAATTATTATTGGAACATATAGAGGATGATTCAGTAGCAGTGGGTGGATTAACTCTTGGTGCTGATCCTTTAGTTTGTAGCGTTGCTATGAAGTCATGGACTAAGAAGAGAGAACTTAATGCTTTAATCGTTCGTAAAGAAGCAAAGGGGCATGGTACAGGTGCTTTTATAGAAGGACCACTACCAGAGAAGGGTGCTAAGGTTACTGTTCTTGAAGATGTGATTACAACAGCAGGTTCATCCATTAAGGCAGTTAAGAGACTGCGTGATGCTGGATATACTGTTAATCGTATAGTTTGTATTGTTGATAGGCAAGAGAATGGTGAGGCAGATACTGCTCTTAAGTTAGCAGGTTTAGAGTTAGTAAGCTTATATAAATTAGAAGATATTATATGATAAGAATGTGGAGGATTTGGAAGTATGCACTGGGTAGTTTCTCTGACGAAAAGACTAGACGCTACGACAACTACGTTGTTCTGGTACGTACTTTTATTTTCATTTCTTATCTCATTACTAACTGTTTTATTATTAGTGGAGTAATCCATCATTGGAATGACTAAAACTGAAATTATTCAAGGAAAGGTAAAGACTGTATTTACTACAGACGATCCTGATAAAGTTCTCATACAATATGAGGATAAGGTTACTGCTGGTAATGGTAGGAAAGTAGATTTCCCTATAGGAAAGGGAAGGATTTGTATGCAAATTTCTAAATTTCTTTTTGAGAAATTAGAAGAGTATGGAATAAGAACTCATTACATTGATACATTTCCTGAAAGGATTATGTCTTGTAAGAAGGTTGATATTATTCCAATAGAAGTTGTAGTTAGAAATGTTGCTACTGGATCTCTTTGTAGACAAACTTATATTGAAGAAGGTATTTCTTTGAATCCACCTTTAGTAGAGTTTTATCTTAAAGATGATCTTAAAGATGATCCACTTCTTACTACGGATAGAATGGAACGTATGGGGTATCCTGAGATTTTATATTCCGAATTACGTAATAGTGCTATTAAGGTAAATGATATTCTTACAGATATATTTTCTAAAATAGAACTTACTTTAGTTGATTTTAAATTGGAGTATGGACATGATTCTAACGGCAATTTATGCTTGGCTGATGAACTATCACCTGACGGGATGCGACTCTGGAAAATGGGAACGTCTGAAAGTTGTGATAAAGACTTGTTTAGAAAGGATAAAGGTGATATAGTAGAAGTATATAATCAAATACTTGATAAATTAAACAATCTTCCTTAATTATGAGTGATTTTATTTGGGTAGAAAAGTATCGACCCCAAACAATTGATGAATGCATTCTCCCAGAAAATATAAAGAAAACCTTTAGTGATTTTCTAAATAAGGGTGAAATACCAAATATGCTTCTTGCAGGACCACCAGGTGTTGGTAAAACTACGGTGGCAAAGGCACTCTGTAAGGAGTTAGGAGTGGACTATTATGTCATTAATGGATCGGATGAAGGCAGGTTTCTTGACACTGTTCGGAATAACGCCAAGAACTTCGCATCTACAGTCTCTCTTACGAGTGACTCGAAACACAAAGTCATCATTATTGATGAAGCAGACAATACCACTTCCGACGTACAGCTCCTCCTTAGAGCGTCTATTGAGGAGTTCTCCAGAAACTGTAGATTCATTTTCACTTGCAATTATAAAAATAAAATCATTGAACCCCTCCATTCGAGATGCGTTGTGGTTGAGTTTGGTATTCACGGTAAGTCTAAACAAAAGATTGCAGTAGATTTTTTTAGTAGACTCGTACATATTTTAGAACAAGAAAGAGTTGAGTTTGATAAAAAAGTTCTTGCAGAATTAGTCAATAAACATTTTCCTGATTGGAGAAGAGTTCTTAATGAGTGTCAAAGATACTCTGTAGGTGGTAAGATAGATAGTGGAATATTAGCTGCTTTTTCTGATGTTTCTGTAAATGATCTCATTAAAAATCTTAAGACGAAGAATTTTTCAGAAGTTAGGAAATGGGTCGTGGATAATTTGGATAATGATTCTGGTGTACTATTACGTCGCCTTTACGATAGTTTATACGAATCCCTTGTCCCTAGCACTATTCCTGCTGCCGTTCTTATTATTGCGAAATATCAATACCAAATAGCGTTTGTAGCAGATCAAGAGATAAATTTACTTGCTTGTTTAACTGAAATCATGGTGGAGTGTGAATTCAAATGAGAACACAAAACAAAGAAAATTATTACTACTTCTTTTGGGTAGTTGCTATGGTTGCCTTTATAGTACCACAAGTTGTTACTGCATTGGCATATCATAGACTTGCTGACTATCTTGATAGTAGACCTGTAAAAGTCCAACTTATTAATCAAAATTCTAATTAAAATGACTGTAAAACTAATTCGTATGTGGTCGGGTGAAGATGTAATTGCCGACATTGTTGAAGAAAATACTGATTCAGTTGTGATTACTGATCCAATTGTTGCAGTTCCTTCTCAACAAGAAGGGAGAATTGCATTTGCTCCTTGGTCTCCATTACTCCAAAAAGATAAACTTGAAGTTACTAAAAAGTATATTGTTTATATTGGAGATCCTCAAGCAGAAATTATCGAACAATTTAATCAAATGTTTGGTAAAATTTCAAAACCAACTAAAAAATTGATTTTATGATTATGATTACTAAAGAAAAACAAAGAGCTCAGGTTAAATCTAAGTTCTATTACATCTTTTGGGGTGTAGCAACAGCATCAGTTGTATTAGGACAACTTTATGTTGGTTCTGGATATAGAATGTTTTCTCGTTCATTAAACAGAATTTTTGATACTATTGAAGTACAAGTTGGTGGAGAATACTATCGAGAAAGATTTTATTAATGAGTAAGAAAGGATTAAAAACCCCACTTAGATATCCTGGTGGTAAATCTCGTGCTTGTACTAAGATGGGACAATTTTTCCCAGATCTTAGGGAGTATGTAGAATATCGTGAACCATTTTTAGGTGGTGGTAGTGTTGCAATACACGTTACTAAGTTATATCCACATTTAAAAATTACTGTTAATGATTTATATGAACCTTTAATAAATTTCTGGTCTAATCTCCAGATGTTTGGTACAGAGTTATATACTGAATTAAAAAATCTTAAAATCGCTCATTGCAATCAAGATTCTGCAAGATGTTTGTTTGATGTGATGAAAGAAACGATTAATAATAGGGAAAAAACAGATCTTGATAGAGCTGTTGCTTTTTATGTTGTCAATAAGTGTAGTTTTTCTGGACTTACTGAATCATCTTCTTTCTCTGCACAAGCAAGTGATTCTAATTTCTCTATGAGAGGAATTGAAAAATTATTAGGTTATCAAGAAATAATTTCAAATTGGCATATTAATCAATATTCTTATGAGTATTGTTTTAGAACAGACATTCATGATGGTCTGTTTATGTACCTAGATCCTCCATATGACATCAAAGATAATCTCTATGGTAAGAAGGGAGCAATGCATAAAAGTTTTGATCACGACAAATTTGCAGAGGATTGTGATGAACATAACCATATAAAAATGCTAATTAGTTATAATTCTGATCAATTGGTCAAAGATAGATTTAAAAACTGGAATGCTGGTGAGTTTGATTTAACTTATACTATGCGTTCAGTTGGAGAATATATGAGAGATCAACAAACTAGAAAAGAGTTATTATTATTCAATTATAAACTATCGGAGGTTACTGTCGATGGATGAGGAACAACGACATATTAATGATCTGTGGGAAGATATGGATCGTCTTAATGCTTTATATGAAGAAATGATGTGGCCTCACGATGTTGAACTTGAGTTCTCTGCTGATTATGAAAATAATAGGATTATTATTAAAACTAGGGAATGACTCTTAAAGATCATTTAGGACCAAAAAAGAATTGGACTGATGAAAAATGGTTAGAGTATGCTTGGATTCAAAAACACAATCCTTGGATAACTGATGATGATCGTCAGTATTGGAAAGATAAAATTAAAGAACTTACAAAATGAAAACTTTAGAAGATTATTTTTTTATTGGGTTAGTATTTCTTGATGAGTTTATCAAAAGAACTTTAATTGGTGTATACTATATCTGGCAAAAATTTGATTACTGGAACTTTAATCGTAAATTACCTAAATGACTGAATTGAAAACCTGGTTAAATTCTATTAACCAAACAAAGAAAAATTTAATTGATGAAGATCCTTCTCTTGAAAGAGAGTATTCTCCATATGTTATTAATCGTTGTCTTTCAGGACATCTTGATTGTATTATGTTTGTTAATGAAATGAATAAGTATCATTTTTTACCAAAGAAGATTCAATATGATTTTTTACTAAATAGTCTGAGAACCAAGAAGAGATTTGCTCCTTGGTTACGTAAAGATACGATCAAAGACCTTGATAATGTTAAACGTTACTATGGGTATAGTGATGAAAAAGCAAAACAAGCTTTGAGAATTCTGTCCAAAAAACAACTTAATTTTATACAATCGAAATTTGAGACTGGAGGAACGAAATGAGCATTGTTAAGGAACCCGAAGTGAAGTGGTCACCTGATCAGATGGTTGAGGTTACACTAAATGAACCAGATGATTTTTTAAAAGTCCGTGAGACTTTAACAAGAATTGGAGTAGCATCCCGAAAAGAAAAGAAGATATATCAATCCTGCCATATATTACATAAGCAAGGAAGGTATTTCCTTGTTCATTTTAAAGAATTATTTGCTCTAGATGGTAAACACGCTAATCTTACTAGCAATGATGTTCAACGTAGAAATCGTATTGCTCAGTTACTTGCTGATTGGGGATTAGTTGGAGTTGTTGATTCCGTAAAGATTCAAGATATTGCTCCTTTAAACCAAATAAAAGTACTATCTTACAAAGATAAAGGTGATTGGATATTGGAGACGAAATATAATATAGGTGCAAAGAAAAAGAAAGTAGAGGAAGAGAGTTGACACTCTCTTTTTTTATGCTATAATATATTTGTTGAATCGACGGGTTCAACGGGGAGTGACTGAATAATCTTTCTGGCATATAGCTGGATAAGGTGATGAGACACAGGTGGTGCTGCTTCTTCGGAAGAATCGACTTACCAGTCGGGTCTCAGGCAAGGACGTAAAATTTACTACTGTAGTAATGCCCGTTCTTTGTTGGTAATACAGAAACCCAACCTCCCACCCCAAATATTTTAGAGAGTGTGATGAGACAACTTCAAGAAACTAAAACAACAACTCATGAGATTTTAGAAACCCTACAAAGGATTGAAGTCTTATTAAAATCAATTACTAAAAAGAAATGAGATTCAAAGCATTAGTCTTTGTTAGATTGAGAGGTTCTGTATCTGATGCTGCTGGTAACGCAGTGATGAAAAATACTCATTTAGTTGCTCCTAGTCTCAAACCGCATTTGTTGAGGATTGGTAAAGCAATAGATTTTTGGTTTGATGCAGATACTGAAGAAATAGCAAGAAAAGAAATGGATCTTCTTTCTGATAGAATGCTTGCTAATACTGTGATTGAAGATTGGGAATATACATTAGAGGAAACCGAAGAGACTGGAATAGGAGACATATCTAATGACAATGCTGGAACATCAAAGCATCATCTATTTGGAGAATAACCGAATAAATAGGTAGGGGATACAACATCCCCTTTTTTAATGCTTTATGGTTAAATAGTAGTGTACGCCTTCGGGGTACACAATTTACACTCGCTTTAAAAGGAGAACCATGAACGCACTACAACGCTATCATTCCGCTAACCTTCCAGAATTATTGGAAAGGATTCAGAAAAATGGAATCGGAATGGATGATTATCTGGATAGATTTTTTAATTCAGATTATCCACAATCAAACTACCCACCATATAATCTAATAGAATTAAATAATCATGAGTCACGGTTGGAAATCGCACTTGCAGGGTTTAAGAAAGATCAGTTACGAGTCTTCACGGAGTTTGGAAAACTATCTGTGGAAGGCACAAAAGAAGAATCGGAAAATAATGGATCGTTTGTCCACAAAGGATTGGCCCAACGTAGTTTCAAACGAGTTTGGACGGTCTCAGACGATACGAAGGTTGGATCCGTCAAGTTTGAAGATGGACTCTTATCTATAGAGTTGAAAAAGATTGTTCCTGAACATCATGCTCGTAAAGATTACTTAGGAGGTCCAGATCATGAAACTAACTAGCCCATTCAGCATTATCCACAATGCTATTAGTGATCTAAAAAGAGTTCCTAAAGAAAAGAAAAGCACAAAAGAAAAAATTGTGTTATAATAATTTCATTATTATGTTTTTGTAATGGATTATAAAACTTCTGGAGTTGATATTGAAGCAGGAAGATCTTTTGTAGATCAAATTAAAAACACCGTTAAATCCACTCATAGACCTGAAGTCTTGGGTGGATTTGGTGGTTTTAATGGTATGACAAGAATACCTACAGGGTATGAGAAACCTGTTTTAGTTTCTGGTACTGATGGTGTGGGAACTAAAGTTCATGTTGCTGAATTAAATGCAACTGGTGATCCATCTGTTATGCGTGGTATAGGAATTGATCTTGTTGCTATGTGTGTTAATGATGTGATTACTTGTGGTGCAAAACCATTATACTTCTTGGATTATATTTGCACTTCAGATATAAAATTACACGGAGATTTGGTAAAGCATT